TCTAGTATTTGTCTTTGATTTTCTACATCGTATTCTTCTTTTGGTTCAGGTATGTAGTTTGTTATCTTAGCCATTATCTACCACCATAAAATCTTTTTGAACCATCTGATTTAACACTAAAACTTGGTCTTTGTTCAAACGCCATACCTGGTCCAGTGAACATAGCTTTACCTATGTCTGACACACTTTCACCTCTATCCGCTCTATCTCGTATGTCTTGTGTTAGTTTAGCAGATGCTTGTTTTGCAGCTTCTTTTGCAGCTTTTCGTTCTCTTAATTTTCTAAAAAATTCTGCACCTGTTCTACTAGATCCAAATAAATCTACTACACTACCTGTTGTTTTGTATCTTGCTGCTGCTCTGTCAAATCTATTTGTTCCTGATATTGGATCGTAAAAATCATTTACCATACCAACCGGTTGATTAAAAGTACCTAAAGTATATATCCCACCTTTAACACTAGATCCTGGAGTAAATCTTTGAGTAGATACATTATCTGGATTGAATCCAGGTATAAACACACGTAAAGCAGCGTTAAATAAATCTTGTAATGGAGTTTTAGATTCACCACTTTCCTCTTCTTGATTTTCATCTTCATTAGCTGATTGTAAAAATTCAAAGTTTGCTCCTGGAAAACTTGCATCACTAGGTGATCCTGTAACAAAACCTTGAGCTCTATCTACATCAGTCCCAAAAGGAATTGCTGCTGATGATGCAGTAATGCCTGTACGAAAAGGATTTTGATCAAATTTTTCAGCTTGTTTCATCAAGTAAGTTGGAGTCGTGTAAAAATCTTGAGGTGCTGGCAAAGGAAAGTTAGTAGCAAATCCAGATTGTGTGTTTTCGCTATCTACAAACCCTGTATTTAAATATTTTTGTAATTCTGGTATGTCGTATATATTCATTATCTTCTTCCGTCCGGTTGTGCGTCTAATCTTAATGTGCCATATCTCCAGGTTTCACCTGTACCATCGTTTTCTATCTTGACAGATACAAGTCTTCCTCTGGCTCTAGTATCTACCTTATCAGTTGTTGACGTAACTGTAAAGGGTCCAAGTGGAGAACTTACAGCCACATCGTCTGGATAGGCACTAACCAATAAAGTTACTTTAGCATTACCTGTTTGATATTTAAAATCAGGTATAAATCGTCTAACAGCCATAAAAAACTCACCATCTCCTCTATAATCAGCAACTCCTGTTTGTTGACCTAAAGCACTACGTCTTGATGTTATATCCCAATCTCCTGATCTAATAAAGGCAGGGATAGCTGTTGTTGCCGTGCTGTTAACTTGATCTGTACCTTGTTCATGTTCGTAATAAATACTAGCACCATATTTATTTGTAATTCCTAATATATCAGGAAAGACTGGTGTTAATGTATCATCGTAATCTGTAGCGTATGGATTATCAAATACACTTTGATCTTGATAAGTTGTTCTATCTAAAGACGATGTTGTCCAACAGTTTTCAGAATAATTATATGTTACACATCGATCAATCTGTTCGGATCCATCTTTTGGATAAAACCAGTTTACTTCTGTATATAAATTATTTGCACCTGCAAAAATAACATCTCTAGAATTAAAGTTTAGTCCAAGATTATCTCCGTCCGTGCTAAATACAAAATCTTCTACAAGCGATGGTAATGATTTTACTGTTCCATCAAATACAAAGAATCCACCTTGCGATCCCATCCAAAACACAGCACCATTAACAAAGGTCGCTGCATGCTGACTAATACACCCACAGTTAGTACCAACTTGTCTAACACTAAATGTAAATGGTGGACCAACAAACTGAATCACATATGCAGCGAGATCAGTTATAACAAACACATAGTCTTTACCTTGAAGCGCTGCTCGTATTTCATTACCTGTATCTAATCTAAACGTACCGGCAGTGTTGGTGGCCGTTGGTGTGTATGTATTTAAATCCTCTTGATTAGAAAATCTTACAAACATCGGATCTTGTGTTGTCGTATCACCGATTGTTGTTTCTGTTCCAAAATGAAATAAGTGTCTATCACGATCTGATACTAACGTAAATCTACTGGCTGTAGGATTGTTACCAGTTGCAAAACCTGATGTGGTTAATGATGCTCGTTGAGCTCTCGGATTTGATGCACCTGCATTCCATGTAAATGTTTTACCATTAAATATAGTTGCAACCAATACTTGACCAAAATTATCTAAACTCCAGTTTCCTGGATCTAGAACAACAGAGCTTGTAGCTCTCGCTGTTCCCCAAGTTGATGCTCCCCACGTAGATGTACTCCAACCAAATCCAGTTGTTTGTGTGGTTGGTCCAACTTCAACATATGGATTAACAGTTACAGCGCCTGCTGCAGTCATACCAGTTCCTCCTTCAGCACGTGAAGCTTGAACTGTAAATTTATCTATGTCAGGTACAGTTAATATTTCATACGGTTGTTCTAATTCAGCTGCTGTAAAGTCAGATGCTCCTGTAACAGTAACTGATGAAAGAGTTACATATCGTCCAACATCTAAACCATGTGAACCTTTATTGATAGTCACTGTTCTAGATCCATTAACAGTTGTTAATGTTCCTCCAGTAATTGCTGTATCTAAAGGAGTGATGTCATAGAAGTCATTACCATAATATAAGAATAGTCCTTGAGACGTTCCAATAGCAGTATACTTTTCACCTGCAAAACTTGAGAATGCAACTTGTGCTCTTGCGGCTCCAGGTAATGTTTTGTTAGCTGCTGTTAATTGTAGCCAGCCACCTATTTTTTCAGGTAATCCATATCTAAATCTAACAAAATCACCATCAGTCCATTGACCTTCTGCCCCTGATTCTGTATCTTGTTTGTTAAAACCTGGCTTGAATTTTAATTTTTGTAGCATATACTGACTTATATATTAGTTTTTTAAAGAATGAAAGGCGCAAAATGATTAGTTTATTTACCAAAAATGATAAATTAAGTGAACATAAAAATAGTTTAAATGTTACATATCCTAGAACAGTAAATATAATATTTGGAAATTATCCATATCCTTATGTAGTTCATAATTTTATATTAGATATAAAAAATAATTTAGACCCCACCATGGAAAATTATACTAATGTAAAAGGAGGAATGACTAAATGGGATCATTTTGTAAACAATGATAATTTTAAAGGTTTTTTAGCACATCTAATAAATAAACATCAAATTTCTCATCCAGACATATTTGAATATTTTTTAGAAAAATTTACAATTTTAAATTCTTGGGGAAATGAAATAAAAAAAGGAGATAGTCTAAGTTATCATGTTCATAATAATATACATGGAATTCTGTATTTAACAGAAGGTTGTGATTTAATATTACCTGAACTAAATATTAAAATAACTCCTAAACCTGGAGACTATTACATATTTCCACCTGGAATATCCCACGGTTTTGAAAAATATGAAGGAGACAGTAACAGGTATAGTTTAATATTTAATATTGTTCAAAAAGATGAATCTTTTAATTTTAATAATAAACTAAAAGAAAAAAATGAAAGAAAAATTAATAAATAAAAAAATAATTAATATTGATAACTTTATCGGGGTATACGATAATTATATTCTTCCCGAAGAATGTAACAAAGCAATTAAATTGTTTGAGGACCAAAATAAATTTGATAACACATTTAATAGAATGACTTTTGAAAGATCATCTATCTTACAAAAACAAGATCAACAGTTTTTTACTAATAGCAGTGATATAGAAGTTTGGTGGGAATCTCTAAAACCTATGATGATAAATTTTGATCTAGCTTGGAATCACTATATTGAAAATGTAGGAGCTAAAGAAGCTTATGACGGAGGCCCTTTTTATTTTACTGGTTTAAAAATTCAAAAAACATTACCTACACAAGGTTATCATATTTGGCATGTTGAATATGGTAAAAGTTTTGACCAGCAATCTAGAGCTTTTGTTTTTAGTATTTATTTAAATGATGTAAAAGAAGGTGGAGAAACAGAGTTTTTACATTTCTCAAAAAGAGTTAAACCAAAAACTGGAAGAATAGTTATTTGGCCTGCAGGTTTTCCTTATTTACATAGAGGTAATCCACCACTATCAGGTGAAAAATATATTTTAACTTCTTGGATGTTATTACGAAGTGTATGATGTAGGTCTTGCACCTAATCTAGCGATTTTATCTTCTGCTGATTCTCCATCAACGTTGTCATCATCCCAATCAGATTGTAACTTAGCTAAGTGAGCTGAATCCCATCTAGTAATGAAATCTTGAAAATCACCTAAGTTTGCGTCTTCCCAGGTGCTATGCGGAGTTGTATCTCTGTATTCTACAGTATCACTTGGATTGCTTGTTCCATATTGAATAGCCCAAATGTTACTCCATTTAGCTAATCCCCAAAAATCATCATCAGAAATAACATATGCATTTCCAGCACCATCACCACTTTGTTTGATGATTGTCTTGTCTTCAAGTACTACTGTCCATGTTGCGTTTGTTGCCATAATTTCTCCTACGTCTTAATAATATAAATAATTGTTAAATAAGGTTGTATAACTGAAGTTGAATCTCCAGTAAACGTTGCACTCACGTTGTGCGAGTGACCTTGTCCAGATCCTGTGTTACCAGTACTACCTGGTTTTGAAACAGATGTAGACATATTTTGTTGAACTGGCTGTAAATTAAAAGTCGAACTACCTGCTGTCTGACTGTGACTGTGTGATGCTAGTTGTGCTGTTGATAAAGTTGCATTCGCTGTTGAACCTCCAACGTTTCCGGATGAAGCGACTGTGTTTGCTCCACCAGTCGATGCTAAAGCTTTAGTTCCAGATTTACCTATTGCAACATTGTCTTGCAAATCAGGTAAGTTAAAAGTAGATGCACCATCTCCAGCTCCGTAAGTTGTTCCTACGATAGCAAATAA